TCTTTCTTAAATTAGCAGGTTGCGCCGTGTTATAAATGCGCTGCTCCGCCTGACGAATGAACGTATTCATGTTGTCAGTTGGGAAAGAGTTCTCGCAGTAATCGTTTACTTGCGTGACAAGCTGGGTGTAATTCATGCCATTGGGCCTCTGCTCATAAAGCCTTTGGTAGCCGCGCCTGCGCCACGCATTTTGATACCAGATGTTTTAGTTGCTGGTTGTGCGCGGCGAGAGATGTTGCCTACAGACATATTGACTGTATTTGCATCACTGTGGTCAGGGCCAGAACCGGGGTTAGTAGAAGCACTGACAGCTTTGCCAGACATCGTGTGTGGTTTGGCATAGACTTTGGCATCGCCAACTTCTTTACCCATCAGTTTTTTGCTGTATGTAGCCATGATTAACCTCGTTTCTGATTGGCAATTTTTGCCAAGTTACGACCCATAGTCTTCATATCGGCATTGGTTTTACCTTTGCCTTTGCCTTTTCCACCGTGCATCATGCCAGCGGTGGGGCCACTGTCACCAAGGTTTCTACCCTCAGTTTTACCTTTTTTAGCAATGCCATCTGCTGATCGTGTGTATGCCATTTTAAGCTCCTATTTGTATCGTTACTGTACCAATTTGTACGGCTAATGCCAAGTAATTTGGCGTTAATAAATTATCATTTAACCGAGACCCACCCACAGGGTTCCATCCCCACTGAATATCACGCGAACCACCTGCGTTGTATCCGTCAACATTTACACCAGAAGTCACATACGTTGTGTCTTTACGTGGATTACGCAAAGCCTGTGGGTCATCCACGGGGAACGTACCTAACATCAACTGTGGCTGATCGGGATCCCAGCACTCAGGACAAACCAACAACTCATATTTACGCTGCTTAACAATCTCAGTTCTAAGCTGTTTTAATTTGTATTGCTGGCCACAGCGGTCGCACATTGCAATCGCTATCTTGCCGGATGCGTACCGATTACCCATTAGTAACCCCCGCCGCTTCCAATAAACATTGGCCTAGGAACAAGGCGAAGCGGAGCTTTCTCTCGGTCTTCACCAGCAGCAATCTCAAACGTTTCGTTATAAATTTGTTTAAGCATCTCAATGCGAGGCATCAGCTCAGGTACTTTAATGGCAATGTGATACGCCAAGCCAGCCACCAGAGCAGGTAGAAAACGAAAGTTCATGTCCGCAGTCTCAGCACCAGCGCCAGCATCTTGCACTCGGCGCAGTCTCCAGTACACAAATTGATATGGAGTAGTGTTATCAGGTGTAGGCCAGACCGTTACAGCAGGAAGCTGGGGCACATACACCGCTGTAGAAGTTACGTGAGAGGCTGCTGTTGTGTTGTTTTGACCACGGAATACACCACCAAGGGTATTTCCTGATACGTATGTATAGTAAATGTCTTCGCTATCTAAGCGAATAAAACCTGAACCTGCTAATCCAACTACTGTATTAAGCGTTATTGTGGTGTCCGTCGCCGTAATTGCGCCCACCAAGACCGAATTGGTTGGGTTAGTTTCGCCAGAAAGTCTTTGAATCCAGACTTGAATTGGGCGAGCTTGGCTAAGCTTGTTTGGAATAGTTGCATAAGTTGAGACGCTAATGCGTGTAATGGTTAAGTCTGCTTGCGTAGACGCAGTGTTAGACCCTGTGCGGATTACATGTTCTAACAAATCAATGGTGTCGGTCGGCAGTGCGTACGTGGCCAAACCGGGGGTCAAATTAATGATCCCTTGCTCCATCGTCCACATGTTAATACCCTTAGACTGCCACTCAATAGTCATCAGGTTCATGGAACGACGCGCTGTACGCAGGTCATATCCAGAACGCATCTCACGGCCAGCCCTCTCCCACGCTTCCTCGGCGATCTCCGTGAAATCCATGTTGAAGAGAGTTGAGCCTGTAGTGGTCATTTTTTAGCAGTCTTTGCAGATTGAACAAAAGCATCGGCAGTAGGAGCACCCTTCTGACCGGGCTTACGCATCTTTTCTTTAGAGCCAGCGGCTATGCGCTTACGCTTTGCATTGATGTTGGCGTAAAGGCCAACAGGCCCACCTTCAGCATACTGCGTAAAGTCGGTGTCATCCCGCCGGGCTTTCTTTACACCCTTGGGCATTTTAGAGGACATGATGTCGCCCATTCCACGGCTTGGCATCATGATTTAACACATCTTTCCGCGTGTTTTACCACGCTGAGCAATACCGTCTGCACGAGTAACGCCACCAGAAGCTAGCTTTTTAGGCTTACTTACAGATGCGCCATCCTTGTCTTGTGGAACTGGCATACCTTCGCGGAACACTGTGTCTTTTGGAGGCGCAGTCTTCTTAGGCGCGGGCTTAGGCGCGGCTTTTTTAGTCGGTGGCGCGCCTTCTGGGTCAGTAGGTGGCTGACCCATTTCAGCGGTATAGATACCACCTTCAGCGTATTTTTTCATGGTAATCATTGTGCCTTTAGTTTTGCCTTTAGTAGCAATACCATCACGACTAGAAGAAGATTTAACTGAACCCATTTTGGATGCAGCCATGCCACCTTTAGCCAGCTTGGTCATAGGAGAGCCTTTGTGCAAACGGCCTTCGTGTTTGTTCACGGCTTTTTGCATCATGCCTTTATCTTGCTTCATGTCTGCTTTAGCCATGCCGCCACGTTTATACGCGCCAACCGCATCGTCACCTCCGGGTGCTCCCACGCGGTCGCCTTTACTACCACCTGAACTCCCGGGTTCCCGGTCATCATCAAATTTCATTTTCTTAGCCATAATGTCACCACCTTTAGAAAATTTACGGCCTTTATCGGCCTGATTAAACTCTTTACCCACAGACTGTGGGACGCCTGCTTTCTTAGCAAACGATGGGTTATTAGCCACCGCCGCCATGAAATTGTGTTGTTTCTTACTAACTGAGGGCACTGCGATGCTCTTTCATAAAGTCGTCTATTTTGCTTTCAAGACGATCCAATCTGGCCAGCACTCGATTAATGTCGTTGTGAACATCAGCCTTAGTCACGTATTTCTCGGCATTCTCTTCACGAGTTTTGCTCAAAAGAATACTTAGGCGTTTTACTTCATCGTGAGACACCTTTACCCAGAACAACAGCAGTGCTGATGCAAAAGATAGTATTACGTTCCAGACCATCAGTTCCATGTTAGCAATTCCATGCTCTAAGAGCTTTGTTGATCCGTGAATCCGGATCGTTTGCTGTCTTTGCACTCGTTAGCTTCTTTTTCATGCCGCCCATCCTCGCACAGAAAGAATCTTTGCGAGAGCCGCCTTCGGGCTGGGGAGCCTTCAAGTTCATACCTTGCGCTTTCGCGGAGGCTCGGCCTTTGGCGTTCAAGCCGCCCTTCTCGGACTTGCCTTCTTTCCTCTGCCATGCTGGACTCTTAGCCATAGAACACCGTTGCGTGGATGTCTGTTGCAAGGAACACACGAATGCCATTGAGGGCTAAAATACCTTCCCCGGGAACAACAATCGTGAACGCCGTAGCATTTGACGCATCTGCTTGCAACAGCATATTTGTCCAAATAGTTACGTTACCACTAGCCGCGCCCGAGTTAGCGACAGTCACAGTGAACGTGTTTGTACCTGTCACGGTTACTTGGTACGGGTTATCTGTTAAATCCCAGTCTAGGTACACCCACTGCCCCGTGGTTAGGCCGTGCCCAGCAGAAGTAATGGTGGCTGTGGTCGTTGACCTAGCGTACGTACCAGAAATAGACGTGTTGTCTACAAAAGCTGAATAACCTGTAGCACCCGTAAATGGGAATACTACTGCGCCTTTCAATCTGGTGCGATACGGAACCATCAACCCAGACGTAGCCGCATGTTGCGACTTAACATCATATTGCATTGACATAATCAATCTCCTTTAAAAAAGGGGCCGAAGCCCCTTGGGTTGATTAGGAATCTGCAAATGGTGTAGCAACAGTGCTGGAACCAATAACATTCCCAGTCACCATGTACTTGTCAGCCGCAATAGCCACAATTTGAATCCATGTGCCAGCAACACCGCCGGTAGTTGTACCGTTCAAGTTAATGAAGTCATTGGAAGAACCGTTAGCAGAGAACGCAACCACCGCGCCAGATGAGTCTGAATCAATAGAGATTACAGCGCCAACATACAAGTCGCCAGAACCAGAAGTTGTACCAATCTTCAACGAGCTAGTAGAGATGGTAGTAGGAACCCAGATGGTGTACACAACGCCTTCGTTGTTGGCTGTGCTAGGGTCTTGACCGGGGCCAGATGTTGTGGAGTTAGTTGATACGTTAATAGCTGGCAAAGTCAAAGTGACTGCTGCTGCCAAAGAACCGCCAACAGAGATAATGCGACCGCCATGAGCCTCTGGGCTTAATGTGGTGCTTGCTGTGATTTCAACAACAGTAGCTGGGCCTTGTTGATAAATG